ATCGCTGTTCTGGTCGACCAAGCGGTTGATGATCAGCGACGAGGTGATCTTGCACTTGCCCGGGATCACCAGCGGAGGCCAGTTGTTGGCAGCGCAGAAGTCAATCGCGGCCTGCACCGCAGCGGTGTCATCGGTGACGCCATCGCATACCGCGCCGAAATCTTTAACGGTCAGCGACAAGCCCGGGACGGCCTCGGCTGTCGGCGCGCCATTAAGGTCGAACTTGAGGAACTTGCCAGCTCGAGTACCGGATGAAGGCAGGACTGCCGAGATGGAAGTTGAATCCGTCAGCGGATACTTGAGCGCCCGATCGTCGTTCGTATCGAACTGTTGCGCAATCATCGTCAGCTTATCGAGCGACTGTTCCAGCGTCTCTGCTGGCAATCGATCGTTCGGCTGAAGATCCGTCTCTTGCGTGAGCGGTACGTTGCGCGAGATAACAAGCGTCGTTCCGGAGGCCGGAGCCGCTGTCATCGTAATTGAGCCGCCAGCCAGAACACCGGCACCAGTCACCGTGTAGTTGGTGCCGAGAACCTGCGTGGTCTCTGCGCCAGATGATGAGCGCAGCACGACCAGCAAATGGCTGTTCGCAAGAAAGTAAAACGGAACCGCAAACAGGGTTGTCGATCCGTTACCGGAATAGCTCGCGCGAGCGGTAGATGATGAAACGGTCATTTATTGGCCCTCAATTCCAGCAAGTATGTCCTGCTGCTTTTGATAAAAGTCTTCAATCTCGTCATTGATTTCGGGGAACTCTTCAAGCACTTGCTCTCGAGCCAAGCGTCGATAGTCCGTAAGGATGGCATCAATCATCTCTGCCTTGGTGCCATCTGCGCCATCGGTTCCTTGATTGTAAATATCCGACAAGTAGTGCTCGCCGCTTACAACCTGATTCAGCAGATCTTTTGCGCCGACGCCGTACTCGGGATGCAGCAACTCGTTACCAGCCAACTCCACATATCGGCTGTACGCGCCCGGGTAGTTGTTCAGATCGACGTTGACTCCACGGAATGTCGCCTTCTTTCCGGGCATCGACACGCTCTTCTCAAGGCGCAACATCTCCGAGTCAATCGGCTCGGGGTTATCAGCCTTGCTATAAATCGGGCTGAATACGTCATACGCCCAGCCGAGGCCGGATTGGTATTTGACCGGGCGACCCCAGAGATCGCGCCGCATTGGGAGATCATCCGACAAGCCCGGTGTGCGACGCTTGATCGCATCCAACATCGTGAACACTTCACGCGAATACGGGTCAACGGTGCGCGTCACCTCGCCAACCACGGCCGGGACGACCGATCCGACAAGGCGCTGCACAAAGCTTTCGGTGTAGCGTTTCGGGTCAGAGATCGCCTCAAAGAGATCAGCCAAGCCGGAGAGATAAGTCTTGCTCATCACCGTCGCGCTGATTGATGCAGCCGCAGCCACAGCGGCCTCGGTCACGCTTTCGGTAGTGTCCTCATCATCCGAGTTGTTGAGGATTTCAACCATCTCTGCCGACAAACCCAGCAGCGAGCCGAGCGGGTCAAGACGGTTGTACGCATACCAGCGACCACCGATCTTGATGCTATTGCGCTGCCAGCCTGTGCGCTCCAAGGCTTGTCGTTCTCGGCCATCCTTCGGGCCGCTGCCACTCACGACGCCGGACATCGACATATCGGCAGCCACCATCATTAGCGCCGTGCCGGTTGCGATACGAGCCAGCGCCAACTCTTGACGTACACCGCCAGCAGAGATGTCGGCGCGTACTTGCGACATGAGCGGAGCCAACGGGGTACGCTCAAACGTATACCGCAAGATGTTCGCCGGAGTACGCACGAACGGCAAAATTACCTTCAGCGCCGGGTAGGTAAACGTCAGGCTTTGCAGCGTTTGGGCGAGCTTGCCCGGTGAGNTTGTGAATGTCTGATACAGCGCCTGATCGACCGATGACATCCGAAGATTCTCGGGCGGATTCTCAAGCAAGTCGGCGACACGGCCTTTGAGATCTTCCGGCTTGATCAGGCCAGAGTGCACCTCGCTTGCCGCCTGTCGCAACGCCTGCGCGTTGAGTTCCATGCGGTAGCCGATGGTCTTGAAGAACTCATCTTCCGCAGCCAATGCCTTACCGGGCAAACGAATGATGTTGCCGATTGTATCCACAGACCGACCAACAAACGTCTCGCTGCTCAAGTTAAACGCATCAGACGAGATAGCCGCAGTCTGGGGCAGCTCGATCTTGCCCATGCCCATGCCGGTCTCGCCGGTCTTGGCAGCCTTGGCCGCATACCGCAGCGCGTCTTTCCAGCTCTGGGTTAGGCCGAACCATTGCGACATGGCTTCGCCAGCCTGCACACCGCCGTTGTTGCCGAGGATTTGCGAGACAACCGAGGCAACCTTGCGCTCATACATCTGCATGAAGATCACAGACGTATTCGACATTATGTTGACGATATGGGTCTTCGGGCCAGAGAGCAGCCCCATGATCCACGCTTCTTGCATGGCATCACGGGTGCGCGCCCACACGCCGCGCTGGACGAACTTGTCCATCTCCTGATACATCCCAGCGCCTGCCAACTTGGCAACGCGATCAGCCATGTCGCGCGTGACGACGGCACCGCCGTTTGACTCAATGGCTTGGCTGATGTCGCGGAACCGCTCCGCTGCGCTACCGGCAGGGATGCGCCACGATGCCAATGCTCGAGCGGTCTCGGTACGGGCAGCGATGACTTCGTTCTGGATCGCGTAATGCGTTGCAAGCATCTTGCGGAACGCAAAGAGGTTAGCCTCGCTTGGGTTGGTAGACGCTTCACGCGCTACTTGTGTGAGCTTGTCACCAGAAGTCGCCCATAACTGGCGAGCGGCGACAGATTGTTCTGCGCTCAACGGATCGCCCTTGCGACGCGCCTTCAATACATCCCATGCGTTGACTTGCTCGGCGCTTAATTTGATTTCTTCAAATGTGCGCACACCGCGAGCAGCGGTTTCGACGGATGGCTTGAACTTGTCTGCCATCGTTTGCAGCACGGTCTGCACATCTTCTGGCGCATTGATGCGCGCAAAGTTGACATACACATCACCGGCTTTCGTACCGCGAGGGACAGCCGCACCCGGCACTCCCTCGTCAACAATCATAATGTCTTCGGGCTTGACCTCGGCAGTCGCCTTGGCAGCGCGAGCAGTCTTTAGCTGCAACGGCTGTACGCCCGGGCGCACTTCCTCTGCAACCTNGGTCACAGCCTCCGCAGGCTTCGGTTCTGCTTTGGCAACACCAACGAGCGGAGCCTCTGGCGTATCGCTACCAAGAATCTGAAACTCGCTTGTCTCGACCTTGGGGCGCTCTTCCACAACGCCAGCAATCTCTCTAGCCTTGGCTACTTCTTCCTGCTTCAACTTGGCAATGCGAGCCTGCCGCAAAGCCTTGAGCGTAAGCATCAACCCATCGACGGCCACACCGATGCCGAGACCTTCAATCGCATTCTTGAATCGCCCTTCGGCATTGCTGTCTTTTGGATCAGCAGCAAGGAAATCCGTCACAGGGTTTTGCAGCGCTGGGACTTCCTGCACTAGATTCGACAGCCGCTCTTCCTGCGGATCGAATACCGTGAAATCTACAACGCCGCCAACGCCAGCCGCCTTGGCAGCGCGTCCAGTTTTAGTCGCAGGTTTCAACGCCTTGAGAACCTTATTGGCACCAACGAATCCAGCCACGAATTGCGATACGCTTTTGACAGCCTTTCCTGTCGTAGATTCGGGATCACCAATGTCGCCGGTCAGCGGCTTGAGCTGCACTTGCGTTGATACGTCACGCCCTTGAGCGCGCAGGGTGCGCAGCTCCTCATAAGAGACCGGCTTCACGCCACGCAACGAGATCTCAAAGCCGCCCGTCTTTAACTGGTTCTCTGCCCAATCGCCAATGTCGCCGAACAAGTTGATGGTCTCTTGAGCGGCATCACGAACGCCAGTAACGACAGCTCGAGGGATCTCTGTCACGCCACGCGCGACGTCAGCCGCAACCGTCTTAGCAGTCAGCCCGGGCGCTTCAGCAGGGGCAGGGGCGACAGCAACTGGATCCGGAGCCGGCTCCTCGGCAGCCAGCATTGCCTCAAGCTCCGCAGCGGCGCTTTGACTGCTGGCGTTGTCACGATACGACATGAAGGCATTAGCGCCGTCAGCGTCATCGTTCCGAATTGCGGTCATGTCCATTGGGTCTGCCATTTCGGTTCCCTATTACTCTTTAGCCTTCGGCGGCGCAGGCGGTTTATAGACGTTCATCCATTGCTTAATCAAAGCCGCTTGCTTCTCGTATTCGTTTTGACTGATCTTGCCAGCGTCAAACGCGGCCTTCGTATTCTTAAACGTCTCTCGCAAATCAAAAGTTTTTGTGCCGGTTGCAACCAAGTAGGTTGGTCGTCGCAAAACATTGATGCTTTTAATTTCCGCTTGATTACTGTATTCAGCAACAATTCGCTTTGATTCTGCGTCTGCTTGTGCGTCGCTCGCGCCGGGATTCTCCCGTACCCAGTTGTTCCAATCTCGCAACGCATTGGCTGATCGAATGGTAGCCATGGAGCCAGCCTTCTTTTCAAATTCACTTGGCTTGAGGTTATCCACAACAAACGAATACCCACGCTTGCGCCAACCGGTTTCACGGGAAGCGTTGACTACAACACGATAGTCGCTGTCGCTTAATAGCCCCTGCGTAACAGCCTGACGGGCTTCTGGCTCTATATTTTCTCCGCTAGCAGCTCTCTCATTTAACGCCGCAAACGTTGTGAAGTCGCTCACAATGTCCTGACGGCGAATCGTCTTGAGGAATCGCATCCGATCTGCCGCATCCATCTGCGACTGGTTCTTGTTGAAGAAGTCTTGCAGGCCATCAAGATCGTTATTCAACACAAACTGATCAGCCTGTGTGCGCAGCCTTTCCTGCAAATCCTCTTTCGCACGGCGAGCATTGCGATCTGCGCGCTCTTCCTGCGTATTGATGCGAGTCAGATACTGCGTTGCCTCGGTTGTCGCACGGTCAAGCAGCTTGGTTTTCGTCGGCTCATCCATGCCGGGGTAGCCGTTCTTGATCAGCCGATCCCGAGCAGCAATCGGGTTGTTCAAGATGTCGCGGTTCACTCGGCTAGTAATCGCCGAGCTGTTGAACTTCTGCATCTTGGTCAGCGCTTCTTGCGGGGAGATGATCCCAGCATCTAACGCAGTCTGGATGGAGAGCTGCGCTTGTGCAGCAATGTCAGCATCTTTCGCAGGGTCATCGCCGCCGACCAATCCGCTATAGGTGTCAACCGTCTGGTCAAGATCAGCGCGCTGGATATTGACCCTACCGCGCAGCGCCGCCTTTCGGACGTTGAACTGCTTCTCCATCGACGGACGCACGAAATCAGAACGCCACGCACGAACCAGCGTCTGGTCATTGCCAGCAGCCTCGGTTACGCCCTTCTCAATATCAGCAACAACCTTTTCGTATTTGCTTTCGTAATTGTCGTAATCCGTGTCCGTTTCAAGGCTCAACTCAAAATCTTGCAGCGCTTTAAGAGATTGCGCGTTTAACTGATTGAGCTTGAGCGCCCGCTGACTCTCTTGAATCTTGCCGCCAAGCTGCGCCAACTTGGACACGCCTTCGGCAATCTGTGCGCCTTGGCTCTGAATAGCAGAAAGACCGCGCACATCCGGGGTGGATATACGAGGCGTTACTTGTTGTCGGTAGAATTCAAGCTTTGCCATATATCATCCCATCCGAACGCCGGACGAACTCGGCGCTCTGAAGTTCATAGTCAATGCGCGCGATCCGCTCGTAGTTGGAGCAGGGGCGCGACCTCCGATCTTCGGAAGCTTCAAGCTCGACACATCACCGCCCGCACCGGCAAAGGCCATCAAGGCATTGGTGCCAGCCGAGAGGATCGCTGGCCCCCACTTTGGGCGAGCAGCGCGAGTTACAGCTGATTCGTACAGCAGCCCCTTACGCTTGGTCTCCCCCTCATATCGGATATTCAGCGCATCCAACTCGGCCATGACGGCAGCTTGGTTAGCGGAATCAATGAACGACGGGGATTCTAGCAATCCGAACTGCGCACCAGCAGCGCGAGTTTCGCCAAACTGGCGACGAGCAGCCTTGCGCTGATTCTCCTCAATCAGCCCTGTTTCAAGGCCGACTGCTCTGGCTTGCTCCTCAATCCCGCGCGCTTGCGCAGCGCCGACAGCGCGAGCCTGTGCGGTCTCGGCAAGCGTCGAGACAGCAGAGGCAGCGGCAGCAATAAACGGTAGAGCAGCCATTACTGAATCCTCGAATACATCGCCATGTCTTGGCCCTGCGTTCCGAATGAACGCATCAAGCCCTCATATTCAAATCGCAGCATCTTTGCCCAGCGGTGACCGGCATCGAACCGAGCATCGACATACGCCTCAATCCGCTTGTATGGGCGAGTGTTGAGGTAATCATCGACGATCCGCGTCAGGCCAACCATCTTTGGGCCAGCATCCTTCGACAGCCACGCCCACGCGGCATATCGGTTCGTCCACATCTCTGCGACGCCTGCGCACATGATCGGCTTGCTGCCGTCCAAAATCGTGTAAGCGGGGCCAGCGTCGACCAACTGCTCGCAGTATTCGTCATCGAACGTCAGCGGAGACATGATCTGCTGCGCGTCTTGCAGCACCATCGCTCGCAGATACTTGGCTTTGAATGAGACGACTTCCATTAGTCCTCCGTCTTCATTCGCGGGTACATCGCAACAACAGTCAGCGGCAGAGGCTGATCAGCCAAGACCCAGATGCGGCCATCGGTTTCGTAGCCACCCGGATACGGGAACTTGTCGGTGTCGCCCGTCAAAATCGGTGGCGTTTCATCCATATAGTCTGCCAGCGATCGATACAAAATGTAATCGTTCAATGACGCATCAGGGCCAACCTTGCCGCCAAGGCTTGCGTAGAGGCGCATCACGATCTGATGGAACCGCTTCGTCTTGCCCTGCGCGGTGCCGTCCGTGGCACCCGAGTCAATCCGTTGAGTCGCAAGATAAGACGTATACGGCAAGCCGATCTGCGCTCGAGATGCCGGGATCGGCAGCGTGATCTGGCCGTTGGTGACAACCAGATTCTCGACTTCCGCACCGTCAGCCAAAGCAGAGAGCGTCTGGCCTTCCATGTGCCAGAGGCCAGAGACCGTGCTCGAGGTTAAGCGCCAGCCGTTAGCAGCAATCTCGTCGTCGCTTGGGAACGGAGCCAGAATCGTGCAAAGCACCTGCTCCTCGCTCACATAGGTTGTGATCTTTGCTCGAGCGGTGCGCCATTGCTCGACAGTCTCGTCAAAGTAGCGCATCGTGATTTCACGGCCAACATCGCTAGCCGCGAACACATCGTCGTTTATAGCAAGAAACTCATTGGCCTCTGTTGCTATGTAATCCAGCCCGTCTTCGGTGATCAGCTCATATACAGATGTGACCGTAAAGGACACATTTGTTGCGCCTTGCACCGTTGCGCCAGATCCGGGCAGCAAGGATTCATTAACAACGCCGTTGAACTCAAGCGACGTATCCAAGTACACAGCGCCTTGGATGTCGTCGTTTTGCTCAAACCCTTCTGCAAAATACTCAACAAACTTTCGAGAATTGGCAGCGCCAATAATCGACGTTTCCGCCAAAACCGACGAGCCACTTTCCAGCAGAATGTCACCGTCTGTTTCTAACAACAGAAAGTCGCTAGACGATGCGGTGGTAATGGATCTTTCGACAATCATCCAGACGTCGTTAACGTCTGCGTCCGGGCTGGTGATGACCTGCACAGACTTGACCTTGGAATTCGTGCCAGCAATCGGATGGCGGTGCCAGCCGTAGACGTTCTGCTCACGATCGTATGTCATGCCGAGCAATCGCCCGTTCGACAGTACGATCCAGATGATATTGTCCGGTTCCTTCTGATACGACATCTCGACGATGCCGGTCTGCGTGATCTCCGGGTACAGCACGTTCATGTCGCGCGGAACCCATGAGTCAGACTGGATGTCGAATCGCAGCTCGATGACACGACGGCCACCGATACGAATGAACAGCACCGAATCTTCAACCAGCACCGGCTCCAACTCTCTCGAGCCTTCAGCCGACTGGATCTCGTACTTGACGTTTTCGGGGCCGAGCACTTGGTTCGGCGTAATTTCCTGCACCGCGATTTCAGATCCCGCGGTACCGATCAGCAACACATCCGATGCCGTCATCCAGCGTATCTTGTCGACCGTGCCGACCGATATGGTCAGCGAGATGGAGTTATCCGCGAGGATCTCGCCCAAGGTATCCGGGCTCATCGAGGAGTAGTCACCGGCTACCGACGCATAGATTCTCTGATCACCAGAAAACCACAGCCGATCGCGCCAGAAAGCGACCTTGTACGGGAACGCAGCGCCTGTCGCCTCGCCCCATGCGCCGATGCGGTAGCGGCAGTCGTCACCAGCAACCACCTCGGCAGGGGCAATGCCCGGGCCGATGATGTCGCAGGTCGCATTCTGCGCGTCCGTGATCGCTGTGATCTTGACGATCACATAGCCCGGATGCAGGTACTCCCAAGTCACCGCACCGTCAGACTCTTTGCCCTCTTCGTGTATAGGGCGCACAGAGCCCGTTGTAGCGGAGTTCTGCGCCTCGTAATACTTGCCATCCGACTTGCGCAAGTTCGTCGCTGTGACCGCCTTATTCGTCTCCCAAGGCGGTGTAGTGATGTTGATTGGCTCTAGCCGGAACAGCATCCCAACGTGCTCGTTCTCAAATATGTTGCTCGAGCAGGTAAGCGAGACGCCAGTACCAGTCGAGGCACCGAGCGTGAAGTTTTTGGTATCAAGCGGCTCCGTCTGGAACGGGCCGTCAGTCGGCGCATAGGTTGCAAACGCCCAGCTCGTATTGCCGCTGCGAGTCAACGTGCGCGGCGCATAGCCCTCGCAGCCAATGTACAGGACGTCGCCTGACTGAACGATTGACAAGGCGCAGCCGCCCTCTGGATTCGTCAAATCAGCAACAGCGTAGGGCGAAGCAATCTCGTAGACCTTTTGCATATCGCCGTTGAAGACGTATGCGCTGTAACTAGTCGTATCGATTGCGTTNCCGAACCAATCCTTCAGCGAAAATGTATTCGCACCAGTATTGACGTTCGACACTTGCACATAACGGTTGTTGATCTGCGTCATGCCCTCGACGCCGGTCACATAGAACCAGTCGCCGTTGGCAGGGTCGGTTCCGGAATACGTCAGTACGCCCGGGCTGGCATTAGTGATATTGGTGATATCAAGTATGTCACCGAGTACCACACCTCGATCGGTGTAGAAGCGAACATATTGATCACCGAACTCAAGGATATAAGCCTGATCGAACGAGAACTCAAAGCGCTTGAGATAAGACACTTTGTCCTGATACTTGGTCGGCAACACAAACCGAGTGCCGGGCGAGCGCTTGGCTGGCCCCTGCACGGTCGGGATGAATCGCTCCATTTTGTAACAGGAGCTGCCGTACTTCTCAAAATCGACGCGACCGGATAGGAGAGGGCCGACCTCGCCGCCGTTAAAGTTAGAGATCGCGGGCGAGCTTTTCGCCATGTCTTACAGCCTCGCCAAGATCCAAGTCTGGTCGGCAAGCGACTCCGGTGGATTCTCGATTGCGTTTGCGATAACGGCATCCTTCACCGCATTGCGATAGTCCTGATATGCCATCTGCTTTGCTTCCGCGCTAGCAGTCAACGGTTCGGCGACAAGGTACGCAAGATATGCGGAGAATGCCATGTCGAACGCCGTATCGAACTGCACCGGGTCAGTTACTCGTGACAAGTATCGCAGCTTCAACGGGCCAGCCTGATTCGAGAGAATGTACTTGCCCTCGAGAACGTATTCCTGCCCGCCAGTCGAGATCAAATCCGACAGGTCAGGCGAGGGATACCATTGGCCTACTTGCAAGATGCGCAGGCAGTCAGTCGGGATCTGATACTGATATGACCAGTCCCACAGCGGAGTTCCAGAATCAGCGGCAAGGTTTGCTCGCTTGATGCAGTACCGCCAAGAAAAGCGGCGCTGGAGATAATCCCGCGCCATATCAAACACGGCATTCACCTCGCGCGCAGGCTTGGTGTTATCCGTGAGATTCAAAATGCGCAAATCCCCGAGCTTCGTCAGCGCGAGGTTTGCGATTGCTACATTGCTAGCGGCCATCGGGATACCCCGAGACCGTTAAGCCGGAGGCCAAGTATCTTGAGCGATGGCTTCCTTGAT